CTAGTCAAGCTACGGGAACCGTTAATAACGTTTTTGATGTTTACCCTTGGCTGCAGTCTTATCTTGGCGCTTATTGTTTGGGCGGCAGTGGCAGCTATCAGGTCCGTGTGGTGAGGGGTTGAGATGTCGCTTGTAGATGACATTTTCAAGTCCATACCGCTTGAGATCCTGACGGATTTTGGTCAGGACATCACGCTGGTCAAGACTGTCACACCCCGCACCTACGATCCAAGCACTGGGGCGACTACGGGTGCGGATACAACAGTGACGACTAAAGGCTTTATTGGCAACGTGTCAAGCCGTGAGTCTGAGGGTCTTTATCAGAGCACTGATCTCAGGATCACTGTCAGCGGCGACGATCTGGACAATTACTACCCGACTCAGGCTGATCGCATCCGATATACGCAAGGTGGAGCGACACGCGAAGCCAAGATTTTGAATGTGACGACGTATCGGGGTGAGGATCCGCTTCTTCACATCATCATTGCGAGGCCGCAGTAATGGCCTTTGGGGACATTGGTAAAATGTTCAGACAGATTGATCAAGATATTGCATCAGTAACACTGCTTGGTGCGATTAAAGCGGCTGAAAAAACAGTTCAAGAACTTCAGCAAGAGGGACCAAGCTGGACAGGACAGTTTTCTAACTCTTGGGAAATCAGAGGTCCGCAGGGTCAACAAGCGAAGGGCGACGGGCAAAGAGGAGAGCCTCGGCCCGTAAAGTTTATGGCCGCTCCATTCACGGGACCGCAGGCTTTACGCACATTGGTGCGGACTGGACTTACTACTCGTAAAGCAGTTTTTACTATTTCTAATTTCAGCCCATGGGCTGGTGAAGCAACTGATTTAGTTGAAAGCAGGTTTTATCGTCCCACTCCTGAGCCTCAAACGCAGCTTGGTCTAAGCAAGTGGGAACAATCTGGGCAGCGTCGCCCGTCTAGTCCGCATCCTCGTTATCAAATCTTTGGTGGCGATACCGGCGATGCTTCTCGAACTGCGTCTAAGGATTGGTTCACCAAATATGTGACTGGCGGTAGGCTGGACAAGTCCATCACAGTCGAGATGGACAATATGCTTCGTAGGCCATGAGATACCAAGCTGTTCGCGCTGCTGTTGAATCTCCGCTCCAGACAGCATTTGGGGCGTTAAGCCCTGCGGTGCCTGTCTTTTTCGACAACATCACGGCTGCCCCAGCAAACGCGACTACTGAATACGTCAAGGTTGCTGTTGAGTTTGGTTTAACAACCGAACAAACTTTAGAAAGCAATCTTGATCGCATTCGGGGCAGCATCGTTATTCGTGTCTACACCGAAAAAGGCAAAGGACCGGCTAGGAATCAAACTCTGATGGACACAGCTGTTAGTACATTATTGGCACTTAGCGCTTCTACTCGGGCAGCAACCGGGGTTTACTTGCGCCCTGGTGCAATTAACGGCCCAACATTTTCAACAACAGAAGCCTCTCCACATCTAGTGGGACGGGTGGATACGGGGTTTATCGCTGAAGATCACGGTTAGAAGTTTTGTTGTCTACGCGCTAAGCTATATATGTCCGGGTTCCGCCCGTAAAGTCCACCATTCTCCGTTTTACGAATGGCTACCGTCCTTTCGGGCACCTCTGGAGCCCTTTATTACAAGCCTGCTGGCACTTCCGGCACTTTCAAGGCCGCTGATGTCACCAACGCCAGCAACACCATCAACGTTGGCGCGTTTCTGAACTTTCAGGTCAACGACAAAGTTGTATTCGCTGCTGGTGGCGGCACTTTGCCCGCTGGCTTGACTGCAGGCACTGCTGTTTTCGTCAAGACTTACACCGCATCTACTGGTGCAGCCACCTTTAGTGCAACTTCAGGTGGCACTGAGCTGGCTTTGACCAGCGACGGCACTGACGGCACCAGCGACTTCACCATCGCGTTTAGCGAGTTTCAATCAGTTGCAAACGTCCGTTCTTGGTCGTTTGAGGTGACCCGTGAAGAAATCGACGTAACCAGCATCGGTGGAACGCTTGGTCAGGTTGCTCCGTTCCGCACCTTCATTTCTGGTTTTGCGGATGGTTCCGGTTCTGCTGAGGTGTACTTCACTGATGACGACACCACAATTGCAAGCCGTCTGATTGAAGACGTGACCCAGCGCAAGCAGTCCGGCGCAACCTTCAAGCTCTACATGGACACGGTGCTGTCTTCTGGCACGCCGGACGACACCAAGAGCCGTTCCATCCAGATGGAAGCTGTGCTGACTTCTGCAAGCTTCTCCGTTACTCCTGATGATGCTCAGACTGTATCGGTGAGCTTCCGTCCGACTGCTGCTCCTTCCTTCGACTTCGACAAGACCTGATTGTCGATTAGCAACACAGGCCCCTGGCATTTGTCGGGGGTTTTTTTAATGCTAATGTAGTAGCACAATCAACCGGATATTCATGGCACTCCGCGCCATCGACCGCCTCAAGAAAGCAGCCAATCTGGAAGCAGTTAAGAAAACGGTTGAGCTTTCAGACGGCACTGAGTTTGAGATGTGGGTAACGCCGCTGACGATGGCTGAGCGTGAGAAGGCTCAAAAGCGTGCTGGATCGGATGATGCCAATGCCTTTGCGCTCCAGCTGCTGATTACTAAGGCGCAGGATGATGCTGGCCAAGCGTTGTTTCTTGCTGGTGAGATTGACATTTTGAAGAATGAAGTCAAGGACAAGGATCTTCAGTCTTTGATGCTGGCGATCCTGACTGACGACGAAGAAGAGGCTATCGACCCAAAATCCTGAGCGCCGAGCTTCGGAAGGACAACTGGCTCATGCTGCAGTTTGGCGTTGCCAAGGAGCTAGGCATGAGCCTGACGGAGCTTAGGGCGACGATGACAGCGGAGGAAATCATTGGTTGGAGCGCGTATTTCCAAGTAATTAACGAGGACCAAGAAGCAGAGATGCGTAAAGCGCGTAGACGGCGGTAGACTGCACTTAGTTTTCGCGGTCGGTCGTGGCTTATCAGAGCGAGATCGAGCTTCGCGTAAAGGTACTTGATAAAGAACTAAAGGATTTAGAACGTCAAATAGACAAAGTTCAATCTAGGGGTAAAGCTATAAACCCATTTGCTGCATCTGGGGCTAGCAGGGAAAACAAGAAAGCACTTGATCTCCAGCGGAGGTTAATGGCTGCTGAAAAGGCAAGACTAAGTGTTGACAAAAATCGTTTACAGCTGAATTTAGATCTAAATCAGCAGCGTATAAAATCTATAAATTTAAATACGTCTTGGTACAAAGCTCTTCAAACTGGCAAGCAAATTCAGCTTGACATAAATAAAGCAGTTGCCAAAGAAGCAGCTTTGCGAAAGCAAGCTATTGCCAAGAGAGGGGCTAGGCGCAGAGAGGATTTAGCTCTTGGTGTTGGTTTTCCACTCTTGTTTGGCGGTGGAGTGGGATCAGTCGTCGGTGGAGCGGCGGGAGCGCTTGCTGGCGGCGGAAAAGGCGGATTTGGACTGCAAATTCTAGGCAGTGCAATTGGTCAGCAGGTTGATGCGTTTGTTCAAGCAGCTTCTCAGGCAGGTGTAGCGCTGACATCTACAGGCGGAGCGCTCGATTTTGTGCGTGAAAAATCGTTGTTCAGCAAAGATGCGAATAGGGAGCTTGCTGCACAACTGGAAGAGCAAGGAGATGCTGCTGGTTTGGCCAAGCTTCTTGCTGAAGAGCTATCGCTTGCCATTGGAAATGAAGGTGTCAGGTCGTTGCAGGCTTTGGGTGATGAGACAAAGGAAACCACCAGGCTGTGGGGCTTGTTGACGACTCAGTTGTTCTCTTTGATTTCTGGCCCTCTAACTAAGTTTTTGGAAATTGTAAATAACGTTCTCGGGGGCGTAACAACAGAGCAGCAATTTAGAACGCGTAGAAAAGGCCTTGGAGCGGAAGGTGCAGCGGCATTAGATGCACGAGTCGCAGAGTTGATGACTGGCGATACCTCGCGTCTTACCCTAACGCAATTACGGTCTGGCAAGGGCAGAGGCATTGGAGCGCTGAGTCGGCAAGCGGCTATGAAGCAAGCGTTAGGCGAAGACGCATTCCAGGTTGCTGCTACTTCACTTCCTGTTACGGACGAAGATAGTAGAAGATTTAGTAAAAACGAAAAAAATAAATTGCCAAGCTTGAACGTTGAGCTTGGCCTTAAAGAACGCTTGCTTGTCTTAAATAAAGAAATTGCACAGGCAGTCCTTGATGGAGACAAAGCAAATCAAGTGCTTCTTGAAAAAGAAAAGGTCAGAGAAGAGCTTGCAGGGCAAATAGACAAGATTAAAACTAAAGGTCTTACGGCTGATGTTCAGGCCAAGGAAATAGCTATTGCAAGAGTAGATGCTGCTCAAAAAATTCAAGATATTGACACTAAAGCAGCTCAAACAAAAGCAGATCAAGTTAAAAAAGGTCAAGAGACCTTAGACGGTCTTTTAGCAGAACAAAATCTTTTGCAAGCGACTCTTGATGGCAGAAAAGAGGAAGAAGAGATTACGCAGCGCGTGAATGAGCTTAGAAAGGAGAATCCTACGCTTAGCGAAGAAGAGTTGAGGGGAATTTTAGAGACCAACGCTGGATTGAAGGAAAAAATAAGGTTGATGAAAGAGGCGGAAGCTTTTGCGAAGCAAATATCAACGACTATTCGTGATGGATTGGTTGATGGAATTATGGCTGCCGTTGATGGAACTCGATCTTTGTCAGAGTCTTTGTCGGGCATTTTGAAGCAGCTTGGCAAGATGTTCCTGAGCAAAGGGATTGGCAATTTCAGCAAGGATGGTAAAGGCGGTTCAGGTCTGCTTGGACTGCTTCCATTCGCTGATGGTGGTCGTCCCCCAGTTGGTCGCCCGTCAATCGTTGGTGAGCGTGGTCCTGAGCTGTTTGTCCCACGATCTAGCGGAACCATCATTCCGAACCATCAATTAGGTGGCGGCAGCACCAACGTGGTTGTCAACGTTGACGCCAAAGGCACTGCAGCTCAAGGCAACGATGCAAACGCTGATCAACTTGGCCGTGTCATTGGAGCGGCAGTTCAGGCAGAATTGATTAAACAGAAACGGCCTGGAGGGCTTCTTACCCGCTGATGGCTACTTTCCCTTCTTACGACCCATTGGTTGGCGCTAGCAAGGTCAGCCAGCCGTCTGTGCGAAACGTTCAGTTTGGGGATGGCTATTCGCAGAGGCTTCGTTTTGGGCTGAATACTGACCTGAAGACTTGGAGCCTGCGTTTTGATGTCAGCGAGACGGACGCTGATGAGATTGAAGCGTTCTTAGAAGCACGAGGTGGTGCGGAGCACTTTGAGTGGTCTCCTCCGGACGACACTGCGACATATAAATGGATTTGCCAGGAATGGAACAAGACAATTAACCTTCCGGGTAGAGCGGAGATCTCTGCAACGTTCCAGCAAGTTATTGAGCCATGATCGTACAACGTTCAAACGACACCGCTTTTATTGAGCTGATCAGCTCTAGCCCGTTTGCAATTATTGAGCTGTTTGAGCTAAAACTTTTTCAAAACTTGCATGGTGACGACAGCACTTATTACTTTCATCCTGGTCGCAACCGCAAAACAACTGAGCCAATTAACGACGATGACATTCTTAACGCTTATTCTATCAAGTTTGGCGGTGAGTCCTACATTCCCTTGCCAGTAGAGGCGTCCGGGTTTGAGTTTAGAGGTGATGGCACGTTACCTAGGCCAACAATTCGTTTCGCTAATTTGCAAGGTCAAATAACCGCGTTGCTGCTTGGCATCAACGTCAACACGCCTAGCAATGATCTTTGTGGAGCGCAGGTAACAAGAGTGCGAACTCTTAGTCGTTTTTTAGATAGCGATAACTGGGAAGACGGCGTCAATCCCTATGGCAATCCTAACTCAGGAGCTAACGCGCGTTTTCCAAAAGAAACGTATTACATTGACAGAAAAGTTGCAGAAAACAGAGATTTTGTTGAGTTTGAACTGACATCTTCTTTTGACATGGCAGGCGTCAAGGCACCGCGTCGTCTTGTTATGCAAAACTTGTGCCAATGGGAATATAAAAGCAAGGAGTGTGGTTATGCTGGAAGTCAAGCTTTTAGCGCAACAGGCCAACAGCAAACGTTAGTCCCCGCAACGAGTTTTGGCTATTCAGCTAACCAAGAAAAGCTAACTGCTGGCTCAACTCTTATTGAAGGTAATGCGCTCGTTTCGACAAATGGGTGGTTTCAGGCAAAAGTGCAAAGAGATGGAAATTTTGTTATTTACAAAAAACCCGGCATATCATCGAGCCATGCGATCTGGGCTACTAACACAGATAGGGGTGAAAACGCAAACGGTTACACCTTGAAGATGCAGCCTGACGGCAACCTCGTTCTCTATAACGACGATTTTGCTCGTAATGCTTACCCTGACTCTGTAGTCTGGACTGGCACTGATACCCATCGACTTGGACAAATATCATCCATAGCTCGTATTAATGTAAATGGTGCGGATCAGTGGACGCCGCCTGATCTTAATGTTGGCCGATCAGGTGGTTTTACATGGCAGCTAAAAGGCAGCAGCCCTACGGCCGCAGGGCAGACGACGACAGCCGACAAAGAGTTTGCCGAGACAAAAGAATGGGGTCCTCGTACTGTCACCATCAGGTTCAGCCTAGAGTCAGTTGCTCTGGCTTCTGGAAATTATTCACAAAATAACTCTGGCTACACAGGGTTTGGTTGGAACAAAATTACTGGCTATCAGATTATTGCTCAGAGTGGTTTTTGGAGGGATCAAGAGGACTGGGTCGCAGAACTTAGCTTGACCAGCAACAACCCTTTCAAGGCTAATCACCCAACAGACGGCACTTTAGAAAAGGTTGGAGCGTTATTTAAGATTACTTCCACTGGATACTCAAACAAGCAACTGCGCCTAAAAGACGATGGCGTTCTTGTTGTAGAGGACTCTGACGGCAGCGATGTCACTTGGTCATCACCAAACCAGCCGATTACTAGCGAACCACAAGTAGAGCAAATTACAAGTACTCCTGCTATTGACGCTGATGTTTGCGGCAAACGGATTAGTGACTGTAAGTTGCGTTTTCCAAGTAATGACGCTCATGGTGGGTTGCCGTTTGGTTCGTTCCCTTCTGTTGGTCAGAATCTTTGATGGAAGATTGGCAGAAAGCAGCAGTTCAGCACGCTGAAGCGGAAGCCCCAAAAGAGTGTTGTGGACTGGTTGTAGTGCTTGATGGAGCGGAACATTACTGGCCGTGTAAAAACTTGAGCGATGAGGATGACGTGTTCATCCTTGATCCGATGGGTTACGCGGCTGCTGAAGATACTGGCAAAGTTCTAGCGGTTGTCCACAGCCATCCTGGTGCGCCTGCTTTGCCCAGTGAACCCGACAAGAAAGCCTGCACTCAATACGGATTGCCGTGGTTTATTTACGGCATGGAGGACAAAAGCTGGTCAAAGATCGAGCCTTGAGTTGTCGGTAGAATCAGAGGGCATAGCGAGTGACGGCGATGCTTCGCAAGATCAGGCTGTATGGGCATCTCGCGGAGCACTGCGGTCGGAACGTTTTTGAAGCAGTAGCAAGGACGCCAGCTGAGGCTATTCGGTTTTTGTTGTGTAATTTTCCTGAGTTGCGTTCGATCATGAACGCTGGCCATTACACCGTCGCCGTAGGTCGGCACACGTTAGAGCTGGGGCAGTCACCAGAGCAGCTTCGTTATCCGCTAATGGCTGACGACGACATCAGGATCATCCCCGTTGTAACGGGTGCCAATATCTTCAGGAATTTGGCTTTTATCGCGCTAGGCGCTGTTTTGATTGGAACGGCGATTGCGACTGGGGGCGTGACTCTTGGTGCAACTGGTTTTGTGGCTGGGGAGAAAGCAGCACTTGGCGTCACTCTGGCGGCAGCAGGCGGCAATATTGGCATCGGGCTAGCACTGACCGGCGTTGCTGGCTTGTTGTCGCCGACTGTTCCAACACCTGACATGGAACGTGATCCACGTGGTGGTTTTAGGTTTTCCGGCATTCAGAACACTGCAAGAGAAGGCATTCCTGTTCCGCTTGCCTATGGAGAGGTAATTGTCGGTAGTGTTGTTGTATCAGCCGGTCTAAACGTAGAGGGCAACTGAAATGAGTAGTGAAGGCACCGGTAAAAAGCTCAATTCAAGTCAGGTCGCTAGGATTGTCGACCTACTTAGCGAAGGAGAGATTGAAGGCTTTCCGTCTGCCAGTGGGCTGACCCCTGGAACGCCCGCTTACTATTTGGCGTCGTTAAAAGATACTTTTTTCAACAATACGCCCGTGCTTGGCGCTGCAGCAACGGTGACGGCTAACAGCACAAAAAATGACGCAGATATTATTGAACAGATGAATTTTGACATGCGAGATGCAAGATTTGAAAGTCGTCTAGGCTCACAGTCTCAACCGGTTTTAGAAAACATTGATGACTTAAACCAAAGTACAACTACTGTAAACGCTGAAATTCTTAAAAACGGAGATATTGGACCAGAAAATAAAGACCCAGTTAAAAACGGTGGATTTTTTGATTACTTGCCTGGCAGTCCTGCAACAGGCGTGGTTCGGCAGATCACTGATACAGATGTAACGAGTGTTCGCTTGACGATTGGTTCGCCTGCAATGACGGTCTCAAAAGAGAGCGGCAAGTTGAGGGGAGTTAGAATTGATTACACGATTGAGATTCAGTATCAAGGTGGGGGATACAATCGAATTGATGCTGGCGATGATGACGAAAAAGGTGTTTATCTGGGAAACGGACGTTTTATCCACATTGGCTTTTCCCCTGACCTTTACCAACGCAAGCATCTAATCAACCTTGATGATGATAAGATTCAAGCTGGAACGGCGTTTCCTGTTGATATTCGCGTAACAAGCGCTGGAAGAGAATTTAATAGCGATACGTTGGCTCAAAATGATGACTTAATTTGGTATGACATTACGCAAAAAATAGCAGAGAAGACCCGTTATCCAAATAGCGCTTTAGTCGGTCTCAGGTTTAACGCTGAGCAGTTTCCAAGCATTCCTCAACGTAGCTACAAGATACGTGGCATTAAGGTTCGCCTTCCAAGTAATGCAACGGTGCGAAGTGATGGTTCTCTTTCGTACCCAGACCCAAGCGTTACTCCTTTCAATGGCGAGTTAAAAACGACAAGGGAGTGGACAACATGCCCAGCCATGATCCTCTATGACTTGCTTACGAATACAAGATATGGGTTGGGCTCGCAGATTCTTACGCCCGAAGAGCTTCGCCGCAAAAGAGATTTAAGCGATCGTTTTGATGGTGCGGCGGACATTCCTGAAAATCTAGACATTTACAGCTTTCAAAAAGCATCTAGGTATTGTAATGAGTTGATAAATGGCGAACCACGTTTTAGCTGCAATGTTTTACTGCAGACGCAAGAGGATGCTTTTAAGTTAATTGAACAAATGTGCTCTGTATTTAGAGCAATGCCGTTTTGGGAAGCTGGCGGCATCAGTGTTTCACAGGACGCCCCTGACGTTTTTGCTTATACATTTAACCAAACTAACGTTACAGAGGCTGGGTTTAGTTATTCAGGGTCTAGTCTTAAAAACCGGCCAACCTGCGTAGCTGTTAGATACTTCAATAACGATCTGCGAGATTTTTCGTATGAGTTGGTTGAGTTGTCACGAACTGAGTTTAAGCCAGTCAGAAAGTATGGTTACAACAAGCAAGACATTACTGCTTTTGCTTGCACAAGTCGGGCTCAGGCTCATCGGTTGGGTCTCTGGTTCCTTTATACATCTCACCACGAAACTGAGATTTGCAGCTTTGAAACTGATATTGCTGCAGGTATCACAGTTAGGCCAGGTGATTTGATCAAAGTTGGCGACCCAGTGCGTGCTGGCAAAACAGTATCTGGTCGTGTGATCGCAGGTTCTACAACGACATCAGTCAAGCTAGATCGAAGTGACGTCGAAATGTTTGGAGCGCAAGCACCGACTGATTTCACGATGAATGTAATTGTTGAGGGCCGCAACGATGACAATTCAGCCAAAATAAATTCCAGATCTGGCGCTCAAATTTACGAAGTTCAAGCTGTTGCTAACTCAACGATTGTTGGCAACACGGTAACGATCCCTTCCAACGAAAAATTAAATACCGCGCCTGTCGCTGGTTCTCCGTTCTCCATTGGCTACCAGGGACTTTCTTTAAGCCTTTGGCGCGTACTATCTGTCGTAGAAAATGAAACAACCTATGAGATTACCGCACTGTCTCACGAGGAAGATAAGTATTCGGTCATTGAAAGCTCAGGCTTTGAATTTAATCCACGTGACGTTACGCAGTTAGCTGAAAAACCGGATCCCGTAACCAACCTAAAACTTCAAGAAGTTCTTTACGAAGAAGGCGATAAGGTTTTGCAACGTATTGCAATTACCTGGCAAGAATCGCCTCGCGCAAAAGAATATGAAGTCGCGTATAGGCTTGACAGCAATAACAGAGAAGAACGTTTTGTCACGACTACTGGTTTTGACATTATGGATAGCGAGACGGGCGTTTACAACGTCAGCGTTACTGCAATTGGTTACGGATTAGACGTTGAACAAACAGGTAGACGGCGTTCTTCTTCAACCAACGCAAGCATTACGGCTGTTGGAAGAATCACTACACCTAGCAACATTGCAAGCCTTAATATCACGCCGATTGATCAGCATAACGCTGAACTGCATTGGCCTGAAGCTACTAGCCTTGACGTTAAAATTGGCGGCACGATCGAGGTTCGCCATAATCCTCGGCTCACCGGAGACATCAAGTGGAGTCAGAGTGAAAAAATTGGAGTTACTAACGGCAACACGACACGCAAAATTGTCCCGTTAAAAGATGGGCATTATTTGGTACGTGCCAAAAGTTCCAATAACAAGTATGCGCCGTTGGCGGCAATCCCTACGGTCTTAGTTGAACAGCCAGAGCCGCAAGACCTTGAGGTTGTCCAAACCTATACCGAAAGTCCGAGCTTCCCTGGAACGTTTTCTCAAGCCTTTAACAGCACCACGGAAGGCGGCATCACGCTGCAGGCTGATGGTCTGATTGACGAGATTACTGACTTCGACAGCGTTACCAATCTCGACTTCTTTGGCGATGTGGTCTCGATTGGCAGTTACATTTTTGCGAACACGCTGGACCTTGGAGCGGTATATGACGTTGAGCTGCTGGCCAACCTAAAGATCAACACAATCAACCCGGACGATTTCTGGGACTCTCGCTCAGACAACATCGACACTTGGAACGACATTGACGCAGACGACCTTTCGGAGACAAACGCTGAGTTGTACTCAAGATCTACCAACGACGACCCCAGCAGTGGATCGCCCGCTTATGGCAGCTGGGAACCGTTTGCGAACTCCACTAAGCGTGGTCGCGGTTTCCAGTTCAAGGTCGAGATGGAGACCTCTAACGACTCTCAGGATGTCGTTGTGCAGACTCTTGGCGTGTCGGTGAAGTTGCAGCGCCGAACAGAGCAGCAGCGCAACATCAGTAGTGGTACGTCGGCCAAGGCGGTGACGTTCCCGTCTGCTTTCTACAGCACGCCAAGCATCACGATTACAGCCACCAACATGGCAACGGGTGACTTCTTCGAGCTAAGCAGCGTAAGCAGAACTGGTTTTACCATTACTTTTAAGGCGTCTGGCGGTAGCATTGTTTCAAGAACCTTCGATTATCAGGCCGTTGGCCACGGCAAGGAGATCACCTGATGGCACAAGCAACTGACTATTCACTCGCTAACCAGTCAGGCTCGGCATTTAGAACAGAGCTGAATTCAATCCTGAGCGCGGTTCAGACGCTAAACAGCGGGTCATCAGCGCCGGGCAACTTGGTTGCTCACATGTTGTTCCTTGATACGAACACAACACCCGCAACCCTGAAGATCCGTAATGCCGCCAATGACGGCTTTATCACTCTTGGAACGGCAGCAACCAACTTTGGCTTGGCTGGCTTGTCTGGTGCGACGTTTACGGGCAACATCACGCTAAACGCGCAGTCTGATGTGCGTCTTGCTGATTCAGACAGCAGCCACTACATCGCGCTCCAGGCCCCTGCCACGGTTGCAAGCAACGTTACGTTCACGCTGCCTGCTGCTGATGGAACGGCAAACCAGGTGCTGAAGACGGATGCTTCTGGCGCGTTGGGCTTCACCAGTGTTCTGCTGCTAAGCGAGACGACCAATGGCCAGACGGTGACTGGTGGTGTCCGCGCCAACATCGTCACGCTGAGCGATGGGGCCAACATTGCTTATGACATGGATGACGGTAATAACGCGACTGTCACGCTCGGCGGCAATCGAACATTGGACAACCCATCGAATATCACTGTGGGTCAGTCTGGTTCAATTTTTATCGTTCAAGATGGGACGGGCTCTAGGACGCTTAGTTTTGGGTCGGCGTTCGACTTTGCTGGCGGAACCGCGCCAACCCTAACGACTGCGGCCAATGCTGTTGATCGTTTGGATTTTGTCGTTCGCACCACTAGCTCCATCCACTGCGTTTTCACTGCTAACTACTCATGAGCGTTTTT